CGTACTTGGACATGGTGCCATATACGTAAGCGTCTTTACGTTTACCTTTCAGCCCCTTCTTTCGGGCCTGTCTCTTAAGTTTCTTGTGTAGCCATTCTGGCATTAGATGTAATCCTTTAAGTACTCTCTTAAAACATCACTATGTACCACATTATCGGCTGACGATCCTCCAGTACAGCAATCCGGTACTTCTAGTTCTTCATGAAGTTTTTCACCTGGCTTTAGGTTGGTGATATTATGATTGCAGTTAGGGGCAACTACTTTCGCCAGATCCGACAACGTGGCGGATATCATTCGTGGATATAGCACTTCATCGGATATGTTACTATCTATTATTCGACATATAAACTTGGCTGCATCTGTTGGTGTAATCCAATACCTTGTAGCTTTAGGGTGTGTAATATTAATAATTCCTGTTTTACGCTGTTCTTTCCACAGTGGAATCACACTACCGCTACTACCTGCGATGTTGCCAAACTGCACTACACTAAACTTAGGAGCATAAACATTAGCGGCCAAGAACAGTTTGTCGGCACATAACTTGCTAGCCCCGTAGATATTACTAGGATTGCACGCCTTGTCAGTAGACACCGCTACTACTCGCTTCACGTCTGCCTCAAGGGCTGCGTCAATAACATTCATACTACCAACAATATTGGTCTTAACACACTCCTCCGGGTTGTACTTAGCCACGTGTACATGCTTAATAGCCGCAGTATGGATAACGTAGTTAACGCCGGTAAAAGCGCGAGCTAGCCGGTCTTTATCTCTTACATCTCCTATGAAGAACCTAAGCCGCTCATCCTGAAACTCGCGCTCCATCTGCACTTGCTTCTCTTCGCCGCGACTGAAAACAACTACAGCCTGCGGATTACAGTTATCTAATATGTACCTAACTACTGCCTGCCCTAGTGATCCTGTTCCTCCTGTTACTAGTACTCTCGCGAAATCTTGCATCTTTACTCCACTACTTGCATTTCATAATCAATCTTGTAATGACCGTGGTCAATCTTCGGAACTGATGGAACTTTAAACCTCTGCATATATAGCATCTGTCGTACAGTGTCTATAGTTTCATTAAACCGGACAACAGGCACACTATAGTTTACACCTTCAGACTGCCCTGCCACCAGAATACCAATAATCTCGTTATCCAAATTAAACACGGGACCGCCAGAATTGCCAGGATTAGCGGCACTGTCTGTCTGAATCATACAGAACCAATCCCACTGTGTTCCAATATCTCTACCCAGAGCCGATACAATACCACGACTAACTGAATTAAAGTTCTTATATCCGAAGGGACTGCCCATAATAAATACTGTATCGCCCGCCCTCACCTTGACCGCTTCGGATAATGGTAAAACTGAAATATCTTCTCCAGCAGGCAGATCGAGCAATATAAACCCAACATCATTCTCAGTATCCGCCAGTACGGCTTTAGATTCAAACACACGTCCGTCATCTAGAGTTACCGTAAACTGGTCCATATCTTGTACCACGTGCCTAGCAGTGAGCACAATACCGTCTTTAGATAGAATAGCTCCAGACCCTTGCCCCTGCCGTCCGGCTCGAACATGAACGACGCCGCTACGCACCGCAGCAACATTGTCGGCTATGCTAGTCGGATCGTCTGCATCGGCTACGACAGAGACAACCATACATGCTCCCAAAAGACCAATCAACGCCGCCACCGCCACATTTTCTAACAACTTCTTCATTCTACTTCCTTCCTATGCTTTGCTTGATTGTCCAGCATTACGGGCCTGCTGCTGGTTTAAGTTCGCTGCTTTAGACGCAGGGGCCTGCCCCAGTGCGCCGCGTTGGTCCTGTCCAGACTTGGCCACAACCTGGCCCTGTAGTGGCTGGTATGGTCCCGTATCGCCCTGCTGTGGCACAATACTCTTCCACCAGTCGTCCACATTCGCAATACCCAGATATGGGGCCACTTCTTTAACCAGAGAGTTAACGTCCATATAATTGCCTTGCTGCATAGCTATTGGCAATAGTGGAATAATCATCTGATTGACAAGCTGTAGGATCTTCTGATACCGCATTTCAGGATTCATACGGCTCATACTATACGGCTCAATCTCAAGAGCATAGTCAAAAAAATCACCCTCTTGGTTGTACTGGCTGTACTCTACGTCGTACTCAAACTCACCAATTCTTTTAATCAGCGGAGTGGTGATTAGCGGATCTGTCCACAAGAACCACGTTAGCTTACGAACTACGCTGCGTGTAAACTCATAAACCATGTTAATCATATGATCTACTTCGCGTAGTGCGTTCTGCTGCATCATTTGTTCTTGGCCTAGGGTATCGGCCATGACGCCACGGCCTCCTAGTTGCTCTAGATTGGGACCGCTCTTGCTGAACTGGTCAATCATAAACATTAAGAATTGCAGACTCTGCGGATTAAAACCACCAAACGTCACTTCCTTAACTGAGTCTGCCCCGCCACGAAGTCCGATCAGATCGCCGTGGTTGGCTGTCTTTACCACTTGGCCATCCTCAGCATTCATCAAATCATAAACACCCACCGTCTTCTCGCGGTCTATCATATCGCGCATCTTGCAGACCATAGTATTAATAGCTTTGTTAATATCAAGCCATGTGTAGATCGGCGGTACGGGGACTGTGGTGCCAGGAAACATCTTGTAAGCCAGCAAGTCATACGGACCAGTCTCTGGACCGTCCCACTCTACTGTACGCAGGATGTTGCTGCCCTGGCCTTCTTTAGGTATGGTGACAATAATGTTCTCGTTAGGTAGCCATAAGTCAATAAGTTCTACTGTTTTGTGGAGCTCGTTATAGTTGAAGTAAGTCTTACCGTCGCGAGAAATATAGTCGGGGTGCTCCCTACTACCGTGTGCGGCCTGATCTGGCTTCAGTCTATCCGTATGTTTGAACAGATTGGACTGCATTACGTAGTCATAATCCATCCGATATCTATTACCCTGCCACTTCATCTCCTGCGGATTTCGAGCAGAAATGTCAAATATGTAGTCAGCAAAGTCTACCCTATCACTGTATGGTTGTCCCACGTCGTGGAGATATCCGCCCACTTCTACCGTGTGGCTGTGCATCGTCCCAGTTTTTGAGATACCCATACTAAACAGACTGTCCATCACAATAGGCGTAAGCGTGTATGACGCAAACTTAATCTCGTCCAACAGGTGTGTTAAAGCCAGCTCCAGCGTTTTAGCAAAAGGTTTGATGCCGGGGTGCGATACACCTGCTCTGGGTCTAATTTGTACACGCGGGTTGTTTGAGACGAGGAACGGAATCAGCGTCTGTATTCCACGATCAATCATATTCAGCGGCTGAGCCGTACGACTGCCGTCGCTGCCCTTGTACCACCCGTTTGCATAATGCTCCATCATACGGTTAATAACGCGCTGCATGGGCTTCTTGTACTTATCGCACTGATCTACCGCAGAATGAAGCCGTTTAATAAATGGGACTGGTGTTGATTTTATCTTAGCCACGGGCTTTGCTTTCTATCTTGTTCCTGCTGTTTAATAAACGATTGTCTACGAGAGTACGCCGTATTGCCTGGTCGGTATGCTACGTTAGCCCTAGGCTGCTGCCGCAGGGCGAGCAAGGCTATCGCGTCTGTAATAACACAGTCGCCGTGAGCCGACCTAGCACCAGCCGTGTCATCCACACATTCGGACAACCCAATATCGCCGTTGTCGTAAAAGATATAGTCTTCGTATTCAGACACTGTGTCTTCGTCGTATGTAATGAGATATTCGCCTATAGGATTAGTCTTCATTCCTTGGGCTATGGCCCCTCGCAGAGCAAGAAGGGCGTCATACTTGGCTTGTTTTGTTGAGTACCACCCAGGCTTCTTAGTACGCTTTAAGTTCTTCGTGCGTGTCATAGTGTCCATATACACGAATGAATAGTTGTGAAACCTGCGACGAACGTCGAAAGAACCTCCAGGACCGTTAGCTTCCCACGTTAGGTAAGGCGTACCGTTAGCTCCACCGACCCAGTAACAGATAGCTACGACGTGATCGCAAAACTCTTCAGGTGGAAGCTGGGAGGAGATATGCATGCCGACACATTCTCGTGTGGTTGTGTCGTATACTTTAGCTACTGAGTTCGAGGCACCGGTCCCAAGCGAGATATCACACGCAACGACGTAGTTCCTGTCCTGCCTCGGTCGGCCACGATATAAATCGCCCCACCATCTGAAGTTCTTTCGTCCGCCATTTTCCACCCACCTAGTGGATACTATATGGCCTTTCGGTCCTAAAGTATACTCTACTTCTCCCCTATATTTAGGAGGTTTAACCCGGTCTGTACGTAATCTTTGTAACACAAAGTGGTCGAAAAAGTTATCACCACTACCTGCCGGGTTCATATCGATATTCTGCGCTACATCTCGCGGGTCGCGCCTAGCAACTTCTCTATCGTACCACGCGCTTCTCCACTTATCGGCACCGTCAGCAACGAACTTAAAACACTTAAACCTTTCTGCTTCAGGATGGGTAAGTAACTCGCGTTCAACACTAGATACTTTGAATCGCTTACATCCTGATATATCCAGTAGGTCTTTATAGTACCGCTCATCATAAACCTCTACTTCATCGAGGTCGGTGCTCTTGTAGAGTCCGTGCGTTTTCTCAGGATTTTTATACCACGGCAGACAAATGACTTTACACTTGTTACTAAACCTGAGACGAGCAAACGGATGCCCACGACCATAAAAATGGGTGGAATTATAAAGCACGCAATCAGACACATCAGCAACGCTCTCTCTAATGTTTTGGGCGAGTTTGTGATCAACTCGTCCAAATTCGTCGAGAAGGATAGCAGTTCTTCTATCACCTGCTCCAAAATTCTCATTCGTAGCCTCCCCGTCAATAATACTTGAATTGTCCAGATTCTCGATGTGCATGTGCTTCTTGTCCACTTGCGGACGCATCCACAATGGCGCAGTAGCAAACGTGTACAGAATCTTATGGAAGATACAACGTGGAGAGCCTCCTACTCTACCGCCGTTCAGCGAAGTTGCTCCATCAACATACTCTTCTTTACGAGAGCCGGTCAGGAATGACGACTCAGGCACCACCATAAAGTACAGGGCAAACAACTTGCTGACTAGCTCGGTGGCACCCTCATCCCGGCTCTTGTCTATCAACATGTCGTGGCCGTTGTCAATCGCTTCCTTTAGTGAGTCGACTGCCTCGTATTGAGCAGGACGCAGGATGAAAGGTAGATTGCGGCGGCCAGGTTTATTTCTAGGGTTATAGGTCCAGAAGCAGGCGTTGAAGGCGATCTGTGGCTTATCATAGCACATCTGCAAGAATGCCTTCCGCATGCCGGGATCTTTTTCAACCAGGGTGTGCAAGTCCTTACGGAACTGAATATTCTCCACTACATTAGTAGGGACAATTTGAAAGAATTGGTCTGGACTACTCAGATCCATCCACTACCTTGCTTTCTATCTTCTTGCGGTCGTTAGCCATCTCCAGCAACTTGCCGCCAAGCTCATTAATCTGGTCTGCCGTAGCCTCAATATTCAGATGGGACGAGTTCTCGGTTTTATTAACCTCAATTTTATGGACGGATGTGAATTCATCACCCATCCGGTTGCATAAAAGAAACTGGAGGAGGGCTGGTTCAGGCTTTTGGTGCTTTTTGAACTTCTTAACCCGGACCACGTTTCCTTCTGCGTCTGTTTCTTCGAGCGATTCCTCATAATCGTACCCACACGCTGCCTTAAATGCCTGGGCTACTAAGGCCATATTGGCCATTTGCCTGCCAGTCTGGATAGCATTCTTGGCCTCGTCGTGCCCTCGCTGCATATTCTTGATAAACTGGCGCTGGTCGCCCGTATGGCCGAGTATCATCCCTATATCAGCCTCGGTATACCCCAATCCCGCTAGGTTTTGTAGGATTGGTAGCCAATTGGCGTCGAACTTAGCTCTGGGCTTTAGCTCGTACTTTCTTGGTTTATCTGCAAAACGTTTATTTGCCATAATATTAAAAGCGGCAAGCCAGGAAAATGACTAGTCGTTTGGAGCCTTGGTTTAGCCGCTTATTACCTGGTGGGAGTTGGGGCGGCTCCGCAGAGCGCACGCCCCGTGGTGTTTAAACTCCCTAATTATATGTAGTTAGACCTTGTCATTGCCCGTATTATATTCTTTTCTAGTGTTCTGATGAACACAACAGCAACTGACGCAGGAAGTAGTTGGTGTTGTGTATCGCAGCGGCTATTATTAGCTGCGATATAATATATTCTAATATGGCGAGCTGTTGCTCGCTATATACTATACGTTTGAAATTCTCTCCGGTTCATTAAAAAATTCCAATTTTGTTAAATATTTTGAATATTTTGCCCGATATTCCCTGCGTAGTTATATATATAATGATTATAACGGTTATCATACCATATATTGGTACCAAATCTGACAAAAATGTAGCAAATTTATAAAAATATTTATCCTACTAAAGTGTTGGGTTTTGATTCTCTTACCTTTTATTGGATTCTATTACCCTCTCTTACCTTTTATGGACATATATTCCCTGTAATGGGGTAGGATTAATTAATATGCGCAG